AATACATTATATTTTTCAGGGTTTTTTCTAAAATCTATTTGAGTTTTTTTAAAATCATTTACAATTTGTTCTGTTAACCAATCATAAGCTTCTAATTGATTGTCAAATTCTTCTTGAGTTTGATCAGCATACTGCTCAACATATTTTGGAGAATCATCATCTAGTTCTTTTCGCACATCATTAATTAAATCTACTACATAATCACTTAATTGTGCAGTTTTTTTAAGACCGAAAGCTCTATCTTCTGCATTTTTTTCTCTAGCTTCCATCCATGATTCCATATCTCTTTCTTCTAAAGATGTTTTTACATTATGATCAGGAGTTAATCCTCCTGTTCTGCCCTTATCATATTTAGGGGTAGGATCTGATTTAGTAAGATCAAATAAATGTAGTGTCTTTTCTTCAGTATCTTTTAACCACTTATCTAATTTATCTGGACCACTAGCTTTCTTTTTATTTTTCTTATTTTCTTCTACTTCATTCTTTTTACTTTTATTCTTTTTAGTATTAGTACCACTATAAGTGTTAGTAAATATACCCGGATCAGATGCTACTGCTACAATATCACTAGCTCCTGACTCAGCTCCTCCAAAATCTTTATATAACTTTTCTACTTTAGAATCTTTATCGTCTGCAGCTAACAAATGACCTAATCTAGCTTTTAAATGTGCTAGAGCTGATTTACTTTTTTTAGAATCCACAGCTTTATCAGCTTCTTTTTTATGATGATCAGCTGCTCTACGATGATAAGTAGCTCCTGTTTTTTTAGGATGATGTATGGCTTTTACACCATTGTCATAATAATAAACTGTCGCACCATCAGGTCTTACTTCTCTATGATTATAGGAATGATCTTCGTATTCACCGGGTTCGTTTGGAGATTTAGGGGAAGCAGTTTTAGGTACATTTTTATACGAGGCATCTTTAGGATTAAATTTAGGCATTAGTCATCCTCATCTTCTGATACGTCTACTGCTTTACGCTTTGATGTACCATCTCCTGTTTCTGCTGTGTAAGCATCACTAAGTGGTTTCTTTCCTCCTACATCAGAAAATACTGGATTACCGAAGTATGCCTTTTCAATTTTATCTACACCCGTTCCTGTAAGATTACCTACATATTCTTCTCCATTATTAGCAAACCATATCTGCTGACCATTTGCAGATACTTCTTTAATAATAGGATAGTCATAACCTTGAGTAGATAAACTATCTATCCATGTAGATGTTAGAGTTGATTTTTTTAAATTTGGATTTTTAATATTTTTAGATTCTATATTTTCTAATCCTCTGGGAGTATCTGGTACTGCATTTTCAATAGGTACTTCTTGAGCCCCTCCTTCACGCTCTGGGGCTTCTTCTTCACCCTCTGGGGCTTCTCCTTCTTGTGGTGGTTGACCACCCCCTTCTTGAGCTGCTTGTTGTTCCATCATTGTTTCTTGCATAGCAGCTTGTTGTTCTGCTTGTTCTAATGCAAGTGCTTGTTGTTCTCCTTGTAATTTAGCAGTTGGAACAGGTTCACCTGTTACTATAAAGTCAAGTTGATCAATTCCTAATTTATTACCTTTAAGTGTTACATCAAATCCCATACTTAACATTTGTTGAGCAATAGCAGCTTTTTGTTGTGATTGAGCAATTCTAGTCGCTTCTGCTTTTTCTTCAGGATTAGGTAATACTAATTTCCAATCTGTTACACCAAAATTATCTAAAACAGCTGGAAATATTTTTTCCATTATTTGGCGTTGATCTCTTTCAACAACTCTACCCATTACAGTTAATTGGGCTGTTTGTTGTGTTAAACCACCAAATGAATCTGGGGCTCCTTGCCACATTGGGGCAACACCCCATATAGCAGAAACTCTTTCTCTAATTTCAGCTCTTACAGGTAAGTAATCCATTTCTTGTAATGTATGGAATAATCTTACCATGTCAACTCTACCTCTATTAGTTCTAGAAGATACAGCTATCATTGGTATATAGTTTGGATCTGACCTTGTTTTAGCTGCAAGAGCTTCTCTTTCTCTCTTTAAACTTTCAGGATCATCTGTAGTTACCATAACCATAGATGCAGGCATTTTTCTTTCAAAGAAATACCTATATAAGTTTCTATCCATACCGATTAAAGTAAGAGCTTTTTCAAATATTGTTAAAATAGGTGACCAACCATAAGTCTCAGTTGGATTGAATTTAGATAAATGTACAATTTCACTATCTAAAAAGTAATGTACTTCTGTTCTGTATAAATATCTATACATAGCAGGTTGTAATTGTTGTTCACACTTTTTTTCTGGGCATTCTTCTGGAGATTCTTTTATCTGTTCTCTATGTAAAGGACAAAAGAAATGTGAGTTTTTAGGTAATCCTGTTTCATCTAAATCAAATTCTATAAGAGCAGGATTTATTCTTCTAATTTCAGTTACTCTAGAACGTAATTTACTATCTCCTGCATCATAATATTCTTTTGCAAAGTATAAAAATGCATCATCTACAGTATTTAAATCCCAATGAAATTGTCGTAATACTTCTTCTAAACCTTGATCAAAAACATTACAGTCATCCATAAACTCTTTGACTCTATCTAATTGAGATTCATCAGGATTTTCTACAACAGGTTCAAATTGGATACCTCTTCTAAATACTTCACCTGTTATATGTAAAATTGGAGCTCTTAATTCTTCAGCAGTATACGCTACAGTTTGTAAATCTTGAATTAATTGTTTTCTATATGCGAGTTGGTTTCTTACATAAGTGTTTACTATGTAATCGACACCAAATGTAGGTCCACTACCAGTATCTCCTGCAGCTTTATTCAACATTAAATCATTGAATATATCTATCTGAGAGCCTAATTGACCCATTGTTTTAGCCATTTCAGGAACTTCTGGAAGATAATCTCCTAATTTCATATATGCTATTCCTTGGTTACTTCAACACTATCTATAGCCACTATTTTAGCTATCGTGTTTATTGCATGTTGTTTTAATCCTGCTTTATCTTCATGTATTGTTGCAGGGGTATTTTCATTTTGTATTCGTAATCTATCGTTTTCTTCTTTTAATTCTACTACTTGATCAGCCAAAGCTTCATTCTCCATCATAGCCGCATTTTGTAATACTCCTAATCTAGTTGCTTCTCTAACTAAAGCTAGAAATCCCCCTTCTGATATAATAGTAACTGCCTCACTTGAGTCATCTACTTCATCTTCCGGGTTTAGTTTAGTCAAATCTTTGTGCCAAGTATCAAGAATCCTCCAAGTTCCAGCAGTGTCCTTTTGGGCAACATACTGTTCTTGTCTATCTCTTAACATATTTCCTATAGGCATATCTTTTCTCCTACTATTATTATACTATTTTTTTATAAAACTGAGAACTATGCTATATAACAAGCACTCCAACCACAAGATTTACATGTTCTACATCCTGATTCCATTGCAATTCTAGGTGAATCACAACATTCAGCAAAGAAATATTCATCACTAATTGGTGTTTCTATTTCATCAAAAAAATTAAGTTGTTCATTATTTTCAGTTTTATGTGCTGTAACTAACACTTCTTTATCCCTACTACCAGCTCTATATACAGTTATACCCTTACATCCAGACTTCCATGCATCAATATAAGCTGTATGCACATCTTCTATTGTAGCATCATTTGCAAAATTTATCGTCTTAGAAATACCTGAATCACAATATTCCTGAAAAGCTGCTTGCATTCCAACATGAGATTCAGGAGATATTTCAGGAGAAGTTTTATAAAGTTCTTTTATATCTTCTGGAATTTCACCTCTATCTTTTAATAAACCACCATTTGATAAATGTTCCATTAAATCTTCTGAATAAAAATTTAATTCTTTAGCATCTTGTTCAAAATATTTATTTACATAAAAAAGAGTTTCCCCTTCTAATATATTCATTTTTCTATATGCCAACGAAAATAAGGGTTCAATACCACTAGATGTATCTGCAAACATAGATATAGTTCCCGTTGGAGCAACAGTTAGTCTACATGCATTCCTATATTTTGCATCCTCAGAATAGTCACTTTCATGCCATGCAGGAAAAACACCTCTTTCTTCAGCTAATTCTTTAGAAGTTTCATCCGCATGAGTTCTAATAAATTTCATTACATCATTTCCAATTATTCTACCTTCTTTAGAATCATAGGGAACTCTAAGTTGTGTAAGCATATCAGCAAATCCCATGACACCTAAACCAATTTTTCTAGTTGATTTAGTCATTTTTTCTATATCAGAAGTTGCATAATAATTAGCATCAATTACGTTGTCTAAAAATCTTGTAGCTAATTTAATTGTGGTTTTAAGGTCTTCCCATTTAATATAAGGTTTTATTTGTTTAACATCTACAAAATTAGCTAAATTAATTGACCCTAAATTACATGATTCATTCGCTAACAATGGTTGTTCACCACATGGATTGGTCGCAATCATCTCTCCATATTGTGATTTAACATGATTATCTTTATTTATATTATCTAAAAATATTATTCCCGGTTCACCATTCCTCCATGCCCCATAAATTATTTTAGAAAATACTTCTCTAGCATTTAAATAACCAACGATTTTATTAGTATGTGGATTAATCAAGGGATATTCACTATCAGATTCTACTGCTTTCATAAAATTAGAACTTACACCAACTGATATATTAAAGTTATGTATATCTCCTTCTACTTTTTTACAATTAATAAACTCAAGAATGTCTGGATGATCAATAGACATAACTGCCATATTGGCTCCATCTCTTTTTCCGCCTTGAGTAATCATAGAAGAGACTCTTGATAAAGTTTGTAATACTTGAATTGGACCACAAGCTATACCATGTGTAGTTTTAATGTGGTCTCCTCTTGGTCGTAATTTAGATAATGCAAATCCTGTGCCCCCTCCAAATTTTTGAACCATAGCAATATCATGTGCAGTCTTCATTATATCTTCCATACTATCTTCTAAAGGTAGCACAAAACATGCAGACAAAGTTCCTTGTTCAGTTCCAGCGTTCATTAACGTAGGAGAATTAGGAACAAAATCAAGATTAGATAACATATCATAAAATTCTTTTTGTGTTAAATCCGTATCAGCATTAGATTTTCCATACTGTATTTCAGATAAAGCGATGGCTTCTGCAACTCTTTGAAATAAACCCCTTACAGTTTCTTCTGGTTCTCCTGACTCGTCCTTTAAATAATATCTTTTTGATGCTACTGTTTCTGCTTGTTGTGATAATGTGACCAAAATAAACCTCCTCTATGATCTTCGATAATTGCAGTATAAACATAAACCTCTAGCGGGCACCCATAATGAGGGACCACAAACATCTTCCGTGCACGAAGGATTGGGTGCTTGTAAATCTATGCTGTTATCATTATACACTTTTTTATCAAAATCAAGTAGCTTTTCTGGTTTATTTTTATCTAAATTTTGATATTTTAATGAAGGTTCTACATCTGATACGAAATCTTGTAAATCACCTATAGTTTGCATGTTATAAATACCTGTTTCATATGCAGCTTGTAATGCCATAGCAATAGAAAAGAAAGCATCCCCATGACCCATAGGGGTCTCAGGAGCTTTTAATTCATTATTTACAGAAAGAATTTGTTGTCTTTGTCTATGATCTCTTATTAAAAATAAATTACCTGAATGAATGTATTCTTCAAATATATGTGCCATATTATTTTTAGACCTTAAACTAAATGCTAAAGGATACCAAGCTCTAGCTAATCCTCTATCCTCTAACTCACCTCTTGTATTATCTATGTAACCTTTTGTAAGTCCGAAATTTTCAGCAGCTTCATTTAAATATACTATTTGATCTGAATAATCCCAACCATCTAACCATGATTGATGAATCTGTTCTATACGTTCACCTTTTCTTTTGAATACTACTAAATGAGATGGGTGTCTTTTTTTCCCTACGTCAAACCCTGCAAAGATATCTTCATCATCTTCAAAATTATGTTTTAAAGTTGTAGGTAAAGATCTTAAATTATCATCCTCACACTTCTCAATATCTTCAGTACCGAAATATGCTTCTGTATTAAAATGAGGTTGTAACAAAAACTCTGATGCAAATGATTTAGGTTTAGCTTTTTGTTGTTCTAGTAACCATTGTTCACTATATAATTCTGGCATCAATACTCTTCTACCCGGTTCGGGATCAAGAGCAGGAAGTTTTCTAGATACGAATCTTTCATCTCTCTCTAATACTGTCAGTAAATCTCCGGGCATCATAGGTGTTCCCACAACTACTACTGGTACATCTCGATTAGGTATGAATAGAGACTCTGTAAGAAAATGGTCTTCAATTTTAGCCATTTGTCCTATTGCTAAAGGACTTTCAGGGTCTTTCAATATGTCATCAGCAATTAATGCCCCATTAACGTGCATACCTCTTTTGAAAGAAAATAATCCCCCATGTAATATCTCTGCACTACCACCGTTTCCTGTGTCATATCTAAAAGTAAAATCAGCTTTAGGAGCTCTATTAGTCATCATTTCCTTTAATATAGGATTACGATTAACTTCTTTATTAATTTCAGATATATGATACTTAGCCATAGTATCACTATAAGACAAATATAAAATATTAGCATTACCTTGTACTTTTAAACTTCTCCAAATACTAAAGGCGTGCCCTAATATTGTAGATTTGAAATGTGCCCTAGGTAATATAGCGAGATAATTTAATTTATTTTCAATACATTCTTCAACTTCTTCACATAATTTTCCTACATGCCAAGCTTTAAAATACTCAGGGTGTTCAAACCCTTCTGACCAGATATCTCTAACAAATTCCCAGAAACTTCCTATAGCAAATTTATTACTCTTTTCTAATTTCTCTGCGAGTAATTCAAATGCCTTTTCATATGTAGTTAATTCATCACGCATTTTCTTTTGATGCCATTAAAACTTTTAATTTAGTAGCAATTTTTTTAATTAATTTTTCATCATCAATTTCATCCACCAAAATATTAACAACATCTTGTATAAATTGAATGTTAATTAAACCTTCTGCTACTTGTCTTTCTCCTTGTATTCCTATATCCAAAGCTTTAACTGCATCAAAAGCTCTTTCAAAATCTAATAATTGTAATTCTGATCCAGCTTTATTTCTAATACTTTTATAAAGTGATTGATGTTCATCTTGCATTTTTGCAAGTTTTGAAGATTCACTTTCTTGAACTTTTTCAATTGCTTTAGTTTGCACTTCTGCTCTTTTAATTTTCCAATCATCTTGTCTAACCCATGCATAAATAGTCTGCTCATTAACTACAGTTCTATGTTCGGCAGAAATTTGTTGAGCTATTTCTCTAGCAGAATAATCATCAGAAAGATATAATTTAAATGCTCGTTCTTTTATAACTTTTGGAAATTTCTTAGGCATTACGTGT